AACGGAGACGAGGCTGGGCACGGAACAAAATTTCTTTGCTCCAAACGTCCAGTACCGCGTTATCCAGTTTGACAAAATCTCCAGCAGTCGTCCCGGCGATGTTTACTAGATTAGGCATAGTTTTCCTTGGTTAACTGACCTATGCGCTAGGAACCAACCTTGCGCTTTCGGCCAGTAGTTTTTCACGATTCTTGCGGTATTCGGACAAAGGCATAGATTTAACCGCACTTTGTTCTAACACCGACACACTGGAACCCTGCGGATTGACCGGAGGGGGTGTGCTTATTTGGCTGCCGTCTGATGTTTGCTGTAGAGATGAAAGACTTTTGACACGATCAAAAGCGGCCTTAGCAACCGCAATCGAGTTGTCAATTTCTTCGGGAGTTGATCCATTAACCAACTCCATAACGAGAGATGCGGCACCGCCAGCTTTGGCAATAGCCTCATCCCGATAAATTTTAAGGTCAGCTTTAGACAAGCGATTCTGTACTTCTTCAAGCTGCTTACGAAGTTCAGCTTCCCGTTTAAGGGCTTCTGCTTCAATAAGGTTGCGGGTGTTTTGGGCCACTTCTTCAACAAGCTTGTTGATGTCAATGTCCTTACCATCCGATTTAACCTTTTCAATGGCTTCAAGCTTAGACTGAACATCTTTAACGAGTTTGTCTCGTTCAGCAATTGTCAAGTCCCGCGCTTGTAGTTCTTTGCTAAGGTTAGCCACTTGATTTTCGAGAGATTCCAGTTTTCCAACAAGTTTCTCGCGCTCCTCTTTTCTGACTTTATCAGCAGTTAGCCGAATTTGCGCGTCAGTGTTGTCTTCCGTTTTTTCGATTTCTGTACTCATAAATTGAAATATTTAGTGCTAAATATTTTATTTCTTGATTTTGACCTGACCCTCGGCACCGGAGTAGTGACGTTCCGAACGGGGTCCAACAACGCGATTAAACGATTCTTGGTTTTTACCGTGCATACTAGTGTGTGACGGGGTTTTGACCATTGCGGCTTTTTTAAATTCAGCTTGCTTAAGGCTGGTGGTTGCGGCTGTTTTTAACATTTTGGGTTCTCCTTAGTTGTTTGGTTACTCTTGAATTACTCCTTTGTTGGAGTTATATCAAGTGATTTTTTGAGGCGGTCCTTAGACTCGGCATCCAAAGACGCTACAAATTCGATCAAATCTCCCATGTCGTCCATCAAATAAGCAGACGACGTTAAGCTGGTCACGAGGTTAGGTTTCTCACCGTTAATCGTCCTCGTAACCTCCAGTTTAGTCGTAAGCTCGCTGATACGGTCAGCGGCAAGCTCAATCAGCAACCTGCGGTTGTCCTGAACATCGCCAAGACGCCGAATAAGCTCAGCATGACTCCATACTCCCAACTCGCGTTTCTTTAAGGCTCGGTCAAGCTCAGCTTGCTCGTCTCTTGGCAGGATAGAAACAAAGCTCACAGAAAACTCCCGAGAAGCGACAACTTCCTTGGCTTCTGCTAATTCTTCAACTGGCTCGCCAATTAGTTTTAGCGCATCAACAATTAAGCCAGAAGCTTCGCACAGTCCTCGTCCATACAAAGACTGTTTTCTTATAGTCTTTTCAATGAGCGGTTGAAACATCATTTGCATGGCTAAACCAGAAGTATTGGTCAAAGAAAAATTCTTGGAGTCAAAAGCAACTTCAGGCACTTCGGACAACTGGGAAAGCTCCTCTTTTATTTGCTTTCTATACTCAAACGTGGCCTTCAAGTCCGAATCAAGCTCAAGATTTTCAACTCGTCCTTCGACTGGAATGTTTGACCAAACTCGGTTGGCTCCTTTTTCAAGGCTTGAAACTCTTGCTCCGTAAACACAAGTTACAGGGTCAGCGTGGTAGTCAATAATTGAGTCAATCTTGTTAGTTACCTCGTTGTAAGCGATATTAACCTCGGCAACATTCTCAAGGTCTGAAAGTCCGTAAGGAGAATCCAGTGAAAGCTGATTTGGAATATGAACCACGTTTATGCGGTTAAACTGGTTCGGTTTAGGCTCTGTAGGTTCAGCATCGTAAAACTCCTGAAATGAGTCTTCGCTGATGACAACGCTATAAAGCCGGTATGGTTTTCCGGCTGGGCTTACTCCGGTTTCTGGATACTGAATAAGAACCTGACGTAAGGGACGTTGGGGGTCGTTGGAGCTAAAAATAGGAAAAACGAAGCGGCTATCAATTGTGTTAACAAGAATGCGCCAGTCATTTTTTCTTAAAGGTTTACCCTTCTGGTCATGAGTAACTATAGTCACGATAATGTAAGCGTTTCCAGTTACCCCACCAATTATGCCAAGCTGGCGAAGCAAAACATCGCTGTTATTGGCTTTCCATACTTCGTTGACTCGCTCGGCTAGGGCTTCACTTCCTTTGCGGCATTCAATTTTCCATCCTTTACCGCAAAGCCAAGAAACTGACTTGTCAATAATTGCCTTGCTGTAATTGAACACTCGTTTCTTTTTACCTTCTTCAAAACTGCTATCGTACTGCTTTCCCTCGTAAAACTTGGCGTAGTGACGAGCCTTGACCAAAAACGCCGAGTGTCGCGTTCGAGCAATCTCATTAGACAGAATACCACCAACGTTTAGCGGAAAGTTTCCGGCAACTGCATTGTCCAAGTCACTGTTCTGACTAACTTGCTCATCAACTTTTTCAACGGACTGTCGAAGCATTCCGTAGCGGTCTGTAATGCCAGTAAAGTCTGTTCTTCTGAAAAGCTGCGTGTTCATTGTTTAGTTCCTTTTGTAGAAAACATTGTCCAGCCCAACCTCAATGTCATGGGCCGAAATTGGCGAGGAACATCCGTCCAACGCCAAAGCGGTTGAGTCTGGATAATCGTCATGGGCATTCTTTTCATCGGGATGAGCTACTTTCAAGTATCCCCCTCGATAGCTCTTTTGTAAATCCAACATTTGAAAAATAAACTTGCGGTGTTCACGGGTCTTAGCAGCTTCCGGCGAATTTGGAAAAGTAAAACGATATGCGCCAAGGTCTGACTGGAATGACTTGTAAAGGCGCGATTTTTCTTTCTCACTAAACGAACATCCAACAATGTCAACTCCCTTCGGGCGGTAAGTCGATTCAAAGCGACTCAAGATGGGTGCGCCGGGAGAATTGGCGTCCATGACAATTCGGACAAGGTTAGGAAACTTGTCCAAAGTTTCTCGGATTTTCCAAAACTGGTCCTCATAGTTGTCTCCCGCATATTCAAGCCAGCCAAGAATATGTTTTTGATAAAAGCTGTAGTGAACTAGGTTTGCGCCATTGTAGTACTCGCCTGAGTCAAGCGGGCTGTTCCAATTAACAGCGGCTAAAGTCATAACTGTGCTGTCATGCGTTTGTCCCCAGTCGATTGCTGCGACAACAGAATAATTGGCCAACTCCATCGTGGGGCGTTCTACGTTTATCCTGCTGTAAGGTCCAACAGTTACGGCTATTCTTGGGTCAAGCAAATGGCTTGCGGTGACAAACATACCGCGCTCAAAAATCCACTTGCAGCAATACGAAGTCAAAAACTCATCAGAATCCTCACCCAGCCGAATTTTTTCCTGCTCAATGTAATCCCGGTAAAGTGAGTTGTACTGCGAACAAACCCAGTGAGGATAGACAAAAGAATTTTTGCGCCCCGTCGCAATCGACTCTCGCTGGGCAGTTTTGAGGCTATTGTAAAACTCGCACCGTCGAAGTGTTGCAGTGCCGATCATCAAAATGCAGCCCCTAGTAGTTGAAACCATAGGGCGCAAACTTTTGCGAATTTTAACGTCGGAAATATCCTGCGCCTCTTCGCAAACTAAAACATCATGGGTGGCTCCTTCAATCTTTGATTGTTCAGACGCACTTTCACAGATAACCCTCGAACCTGAACTGAGTCTAACTGTATTTCCGTTACTTACGCTGACTTCGCACTTAAGTTCTTTTAAGATTTGCTTAGTTGTGTCTGTGGCAAAAACCGACTTCATACGATCAAACATAATCTGCGCCTGTGCTAACCTAGGGGCGTAGATTCCGACTCGTAATCCATAAGCGAATCCGCGATAGAC